ATCTCCGTCATCGTTTGGATGGGTGGATTTACGACTGGAATCCTATCCTTGCTCAGAACTCTCTTTGCGAAGAAGTAACTGAGGAAGAGGCGTATCCAGAGAAATTTGCCAAGCCAGAAACTGTTGCAAAGGTTAAGCGCAACCGAAAGAAGAAGGGTACGCTTGATTTTTCTACTGATGACATCCCGGAATCTCCGTCCTATACTTCGCCCGAATTGGCGGCTGATGCTTCGAGGCGCTTACCGTAATGACACCTCAGGACGTAATAACGGATGTTCGGCGGCTGATTCAAGACGAGTCGGCCCCGTTGCGTTATAGCGACACTATACTGTTGGGGTTTGTGAATCAGACTATCCGACGTATGGTGATGCTACGTCCTGATTTGTTTACGACTGTTACGACTATTTCGACTACGGCCAATCTGTCTGAGCAAAGTTTGCCGTCTACGGCAGTGCGCCTTGTAGAGATTTTCCGTGTTCAAAATGGAACTTCTATAGAAGAAGTAGATCGGGATCAGTTTGATAGAGCCTACCCGCAGTGGACTACCGATGCAGCCGGGACACCTACAAAGTATATGCGGCATCCTCGTAATCCTCGGGCGTACTTTCTATATCCTCGGCCATCCGCTGGAATTGTGCTTGTAGGCGAGTACGTGGTTACACCACCGGCTTATACCTTGTCGGCAAATATTACCGTCCTTCCTGATGCGTATTTTAGTGCACTGGTTGATGGTACGGTGTTCTTGGCCGAGTCGGTTGACAACGAGCATGTGAATTCTGGGCGGGCAAAGTTGTTTCTTGACTCGTTTACTCAGAGCCTTGGGGTTGACCTGCAATCTAGGAATATCACCGATCTTGAAAACGGCGGTGTAGGTGTGACTCAGAGAGGCGCCCAATGACACCCAATGACATCATTGTAGATGCACGGCGACTTGCTCAGGATAATGGGCTGTTACGCACGCCAGATACCTACAGTGCCTCTGCACTGCTTGGATTTGTAAATCAGACGATACGCCAAACCGCTGTTATGCGGCCGGATTTGTTTGTTTTGCAGGGGGATATTCCTACGACCGCTGGGGTTGTTGAACAGTCCATGCCGTCAGATTCCATTCGGCTTATGAATATTTTTGCCGTTAAAAACGGTAACGCGGTGCTTGAGGTGTCGCGTGAGTCGCTGGATCAGTCATACCCCCAATGGCGCACAGTTGCTGCTGGAACACCTGTTAACTACATGCGGCATGTGCAGAATCCTAACCGGTACTTTCTTTACCCCAAACCTTCGGCGGGTATCGTGCTTTCTGGGGAGTATGCCCAGTCGCCTCCCGTATATACGCTTAATCAAACTATTGCGTTGTTACCGGATGCCTTCCAGCCTGTTATGGTCTCTGGAGTTATGATGCTGATCGCCGGAGTTGAGAATGCGACCGGTGATCCAAATAGGTACGTCCAGTTCCAAAATGCATATGCTCAAGCACTGGGTGTGAACCTTCAGACTAAGGTACTGACAGATACCAAAGAGGGGGGTCTTGACCCCAGACAGGTAATCTAATGGCAGACCGCGAGTTCTCAACTCTGATAACTAAAGTCAATCCGAGTGTTCCGGGTTGTCCGTATCCTATGATTGAGCAGTACATCAAGGACGCGGCGATTCGCACTTGTGAGCGCACTTTAGCATGGCGGTATGCAGTACCCCTGTTCGATCTACAGCCGGGTGTGTACGAGTATTCATATAACAAACCTGTTAATACAGATGTCCATGCGATGTTTGAGGCAGTAGTTAATTGCAATGCCTTGAGTCGTTTAACACTGGAACAGGCTATATTTCAATTCCCGTGCTGGGCTGATTTGTATAGCGGAGTAAATCCCAACGATATATGGAGTCAAACACCCTCCAGTGTTTTCAATACTCCAGAGTACAATGAAGATCAGTACAATCAGCAAAATTCGTTTGTTCTTCCGGCGTCTGCAGTTGCAGATGCTAGTACCCCTGCGGCTATCTGTCAGTTGTCGCCAGATAAGTACATTATTCTTCCGTTACCTGATAATGACCGCGTTTACGAAATGCGGATGTTCTTGGCCTTGAAACCCAAGCGGTCGGCTACTGGTATGGACGAAGTAATATTCAATGACTTGGAAGACGTGATTGTTCATGGCGCCTTGCAGCATCTTCTTGTTCTACCAAACGCTAATTGGAGCGACAGAGAACTTGCTGCCTACCATGCAAAACAGTATGTCTTTCACGTCAACGAGCGTAGAGCCAGGGCTAACCTTGGGAATATGCGTGGAACAATGACGGCAAGAATGCAAAGCTTTGGAGTATAAGATGGGCATTAAATTTAAAAATAATGCTTTTGCTACGATCCCACTTGCCGTATCTAGTACGGTGACTAGTGTCACTGTTACTTCTGGACAAGGGACTAGGTTTCCGGTTTTAGGAGCAAGCGATTACTTTTATGCTACTATTTCGGATACTGGTAACAACTTTGAAATTGTTAAAGTTACCGCTAGATTTGACGACGTATTAACCATCGCGCGGGCGCAGGAAGGAACTCTTGCTATTCCCTTTGCGGCTAACTCACGTATTGAACTTCGAATTACTGTAGCCAGTATTGAAGAATACGTATTTCAACGCGGCGCACTTTTACTAGAGTAAGAATAATGGGAATTAAACTTAAAAATAACGCTTTTTCGTTTATTACTACATCTATTTCTGCTAGTGATGTAGGGCTTGTAGTTACCGCTGGCGATGGTTCTAAATTTCCAGTTCTTGGGTCTGGGGATTACTTTTACGCCACGCTTGAAAGTACTGGTAACACTACTGAGATTGTAAAGGTCACGGCTCGCTCTGGCGACACGATGACGATTGTTCGTGCGCAGGAAGGTACGTCTGCTAACTCATTTGCCGCTGGATCAAGGATTGAACTTCGTGTAACTGTCGGAAACGTTGAGGGCGGTACTTATACTCCTTCCGGTACTAGCGCCGTTGACCGAACACTTCAGGCAAAACTCCGAGACACCGTTAGTGTCAAAGACTTTGGTGCTGTGGGCGATGGAGTCGCAAATGACACGGCGGCTTTTACGGCGGCTTTAGCAGCAGCAAACGAAGTTATTGTTCCTTCTGGCACTTATGTCATTAACAATCTTACCGTTTCATCTGGCGAATCTTTAGTAGTTCAGTCTGGCGCAATAATTAGCGTCAATGTAGGCCAAAAACTTTCAATTATCGGAAACCTTGAAGCAGGGCTTTACAAGATTTTTGATGGCGCTGGCTCCGTCGAAATTACGCCGGGGGAAACGGACGAGGTTATTCCGCATTGGTGGGGCGCTTCTCCAGCAGCCTCGGCCTCAGTAAATACGTCGGCAATTAACAAAAGCCTTGCGTGTTTTAAGGTTAGCGGAACATCAGTTTTCAATGCAAAATGGCGACTTCCGGCTGGCGCTTACAACATTAACGATAATCTTCAGTTTCCAAAGTTAGGGGTTATTGAAGCACAGCAATGCAACTTACTTTTTGAAGGCACGTTGAGCCAAACGAATACGGCTAAAGGCGGTTTGCAGATTGCAAATGGCTCTGGCACTGGGTTTTTCTATGGTTCTATTAAAGGTTTCCGTCTTTACGGAGATACTTTGGCGCAACAGTATGCAAGCGGGTCGTTTGGCGTGCATTTTAACGGCAGCATAGCCAATTGCGAAATTGACATTCCGTTCATATATGGAGGCTTCAAATACGGTATTGCTTTCCACATAAATGGATTTGGATCGAGTTCATGGAACAAAATTACGTTGGATTTGTGCCGAGGCCCGCAATACGGGTTTTACGTCAGAAGCGATGGCTCTGTAGGTAATTTCTTTAACGCAAATGCTATTTATGGTGGAGATTTCGCGTGTCCATTTTTGGGTGCCGCAAATTCTGCCGGATTTACTGTGTACGGAATTTACGGGACTGGATATGCGTATTCAAACGCATATTATTCTCCAGCGTTTGCTATATTGAACTATGACATAAAGTGGCTAAACCAGATCGGGTTTACTGTCGTTGCGCCATATTACGATACTCCTGTTCCAAATGAAGTTGCAGCAGATTTAACTGCTTGCAGCCAAGGAACATGGATACACGGATACAGCAATTTTGACGATCTAAAATTTGTTTTTTCAAGCGATACACGCGCCATAACTTTTTTGAATACCGGCGCGTACAGTCCCGCATCGCCATCAGCAGAGTTTTACACTGGTATTTCTATAAATAATCCGGTTTCAAGCCCTAGAGACAACAACGTACTAAAGTCATCGCTAGTATCTGTTCCGAGCCAAGCGCGACAATATATTGCGAATGATTGGTTAAACATGACTTCATATCTCGATAAAGGGTATGAAGGGAACGCTTCGCAACCAACTTCAGGGACGTACTATCCCGGCGGTATTGTTTGGAATACAACGGCGATTGCTGGCGGTAGCCCTTCTGGCTATATGTGTAAAACCGCAGGAACGGCGGGCACTTTATCTGGCGTTACCGGAAGCATTACCAATGGATCAACTACGCTTACCGTAAACAACGCGACAAACATTAAGTATGGGCAGTACATCAATATCGCTGGCGTTACAGATGCAAAAACGGTTCTTGGCGTTAGTGGCAACACCGTTACTATTTCTGCGGCTGCAAATGCAACAGTAACTGGGGCTGCCGTCACCTACGCCGCGCCGACTTGGCAAGCACTTGCAAACTTCGCTTAGAGGATTGAATCATGGCTGACAAAAAGATTTCACAGCTTACTGGCGCTT